AAATACCGACATTCTGTTACACAAAATTCCTAGTACCAGCCTTATCAATAATTAAGGCTTGTTTCTTAGGTGTGTCATAAGGGCTGTTAGGAACGCTCAGATGCGTCCAAGAGCCGAATTCTTCGATGATTTGATGGTAGGGTATATCCGCTGCAATGCAAGCCTCTACGACCTGTTTAGGGGTCATTCCGGGGACTCTTATATCAGCAGCACAACCTAGCCTATGCTGGCTAGTGTCCTTGCTACCGACAGAGTCATTGACTGGTTTAGACCTAAAGCCAGAATTAATCATGATTGGCTTGTTTAGGAGGGTTCTAACTTGCTCTAGTAAGGCTGCCAATCGAGTTAGATTAGCAATCTCTGTAGCGTTAGGGGTATTGTCTAGGTTCTTACGCTCTGCTACTTCAGAGTGAGTTAACTCTTCTAAGGTAAAGTTATTGCTTAGGTTCATCTTTCTTCGCTTTCATATCCATAATCTTCTCTAGAGTACGACCACCAAAGTATGCACTCATAATAAGCATACCCCATTGACCTAGTAGATTGACATACGATTCCTTAGCATCGTAGCCAAAAGCCGACATCATTGCAAATAAGAAGTATCCTACAAAGATAGCCACTAAAGACATAGGTCGGATGTTCTTAGACAACCAAGAGTCACTAGCAAGATCAGCTTTCCAGCGGTCTGATACATTGTTCTGCTCATTCATGTCAGCGTTTAACTCAGCTAGTTTGCCTTCTTGCTGCATCTGTAGCAACTCTTTCTGAGCCTTAGCCTTAGCTTCTGGATCAGGAATAAATTTATCTAGGACTTTCATCCCAACATCAAATAGTGCCATTAATGGTAACATATTATCTCCACATTCCCCAAGTACATTCGTAAGCAATCCATGCTGCAAATATATAACACAATGCCATAACGCTTTTAATTATTCTTCTATCGTGCTGTTCTAAGTATTTATCTTGCCGTTCTTCCCACTTCTTTCTAGCTTTAATCCCTTGTATTTCATCCCACGCTTTTTCGCCATACTTCTTAGATATTTCGTGCTTTATCTTTTCTTCGGACTCCTTGGCTAACATCATCCTTTGAAACTCATCTACAGCATCAATGATGGTAGTAGTATCAGGATTAACAACCCTTGACTTCTTTCTTGAATCAGCCCTTTCTTTTGCTGTTTTATCAGCGACGGCTAGGACACCATCAATTGCTTTAGATAGTTCTTCTGATGCCTTTACCGACTCGTTAAGAGTCTTGGTAACAGTTTTAGCACCATTTATAATTCCAAATGGGTCTGACATAGTTCATGTTCTTATTGTCCGGGAGGATTCAATCCCCCAGTTAGTAAACCTACATATCCTAAGTTAGGGGCTGGTGCTTGAGCGCCTGATGCAATCTGTTTAACAGCTTGCTGAGCTGCCCTACGACGCAATACACCTTGTAATAAATCAGCAGTTAAACCAGTTCCAGCAACTGCAGTTGTTGCAATAGGAGCCTGAGTAAATGCATATGCACCGCCAGCAGCAGCTAACTTAGACCTCAAAGGACTAAACTGTGCGGCTAAAGTTAACACTGGGTCTAAAGTACCGCCCTGAGCAACTGATTTAATAATGTTTTGTTCAGTTTTGTTAAATAAATTCATTTTATCTTTATTAGCTGCAATATTAATAAAACCCCGACGAATTAACTCACTTTCAGATGCTTTTGGGTCTAATGTTTTTGCTTCTGCTGTATTTAAGGCATCATCTAATACTGAAGCACGACTAGCATTTCTCCAGTCTTTTCTTGCCGACATAACATTCTTAACAGCGTCATCTAGTCCAGCTTTACCAGCAATAATATCTTTACCAGTTAAGTTACTAATATAATCATCTACTCTTGAAACAGCGATACCACCAAGCCGACTAATATCTGCATCTTTACTCATGCGTAAATCATTTAGAGTACTACGAATTTTCTCTAATGCAGTAAAAGACACACCCTGTGGCTGTTGACTAATAATTGTATTAACTTTATTTAAAGTGGCATTTACTGAATCAGCTTGAGCTGTGCCGGGGACCATTCGTCCAATGTTGTCTAAATCAACTCGAATATCATCAACTAAGTTTAATGTTGATTGTGGCTTAATTGACACTCCTTGTGCATCCATTTTATTATACGAGTCAGACGCTCTTTTTTTCACTTCTTCCATTGTAAATAAAGGTGCTTTACCGGGAGCAGTAGCACTTAATACTTTTCCTGTTGCGGCAGCACCAACTGTACCAAAACCAACACCAGCAACTAAGGCAGCCAAATCACTTCCAGTAATATCTTTAACCTTTTCTGCAATAGGCTGACTAACTAAACCAGCAACAGCAGCCGATGGAATTTGTCTAGCCATGTCTGATGCCAATGCTGGGACATTAGGTGCTAATTTAGCGAGACCAGCAGTGCTTGCCATTGCTTGTGTGCCAGCCTGAACTGCTCGTTCTGTGGTTGTTTCAGGTGTCGGTAATACTTGACCAAGCATTTGACTCTGTGCTTGAGCAAAAGAAGGTATTCTACTTTCAGAACCCAATGCTTGAGCGCCTAAATTATATGCACCACGACCCGCTTCTAAGACAGCAAGTGCTGGAGAAGTAAATGCTTCATAGGCTGCTCTACCTGTTAAACCTATTTGACGACCTAATTCGTCAACCATTGAGCGTTTTTGTGGTGCAGGTTGTTGTGGTGCTTGTGTAGGCTGTGCCGCTATAGCAGGGACATCCGAAGGAGTTGCTACTGGTTGCGGAGTTGGGACACCGCCACCTAACTGCTGAGACAATTCTAATAAATCATCTTCCGATAACGCAGTAGGAGAATTTACTGTTTGTCCATTAATTGTATACTTAGGCATTTTTATCCTTAATCTTCAACAGTTACAACGGTGCCATTTTTAAGAGTAATAGTCTTGGTCTTCTTCTCACCTGTTGTTGCTTGAGATGTACCAAAACCATATTCCTCAATACCTTGAGATTTTCTACGAGACTCAACACGAGTTTTAGTTCTGTTCTCAGCATCAATAATAGACTGTTGATATCGTTTGAGTGCTTGAAAAGTTGCTTCGCTATCATTGCGTCCATACGCTGCAATCAACGCTTGAGCAAAACGCAGCACATCCTTGTCGGTTTGTACACCTTTTTCAGCACTAACTTGTAAGTTTACAGCTGTATCAACTGATGATTTTAATGCTTCGTAAGCTCGGCTTTCGGGGGTAGAATTACCAGCAGCGTTACGAGCAAGATATTCTGCATTTTTTAATGGTCCTAATTCTAAAGACCTAATTCCTTTTTCATTTGGTGTTAAGGCTCGAATAGAAGAATCTAATGCACTTCTCTGGGCAACATAACTATCAATTGTTTCTAAATCTTTACCTTCATCTTTTTGTAAACTTGCAGATAATGTTCTTGGTCCTTTTAAGGCTGCCGTTAATGCAGCAATGTCTCGACGACCTTCGGTCATAATTCTTGCTATTTCTTTTTGGTCAGCACCACGCTGAATTGCAGCATCTAATTGACCTTGAATTCTTTCACGAGCAATTAACAATTGGGTATCACGAGTTGCTTGTCGCTCGTCTATTTTAGTTCTAATTTCCAATGCTTTTTTAGCAAGTGCATCAGCAATATCAGGACGACCAGCAGCAGTTGCCTGTTGTGCGCCTTTTGTCAGAGACTCAAGGTCTGTAAAGTCAACACCACCTAGTAACTGCTGTTGTTGAGATACACGCTGCATTAATGGGTCTTCGACACCGAACACACCGCCTAGTTCTCTAATTCCTCTAGCGCCCATAACATTAGCACCTAAGACAGAGCCTAAGCCGGGTCGTTGTCCTTCTGCCGTAGCAACCTTGCTTGCAAAATCTAGCATTTGTTGCTCACGAGCAATGTTCAGAGCTTCAGGAGAAGCCCCAAATAGACCACCTACAATACTATCAAACTGTTGTGCCATGATTATTCCTTATGCTAACCAATTCTGAATTGCTGGGATTTGGCTAAAGATACCGCCAACAGTATTACCTACTCCAGTTGCTACTTGTCCTAACTGATTGTAAGTACCCTGCATTGCTGCATTACCTAATAACGAACCCTCAGCAGCTAGTTGAGCAGCTTGTCGTTGTCCTGTCAATCCAAGCTGACCAGCATATGCACCAGAGGCGGCTTGAGCTTTTGCTAAGTCTGTTGACAATGCTAATGGTTTCTGAGCCATTGCTTCTAAAGTACCTGCTTGTCCAAACAATCCTGTTCCTGTCGCAATTTGCTGATTCAGTAGATTCTGAGCATAAGTAGGTGCGTTAGCACGCAAAGCAGCATCTTCTCTAGCGAGTGCATTATAGTATGCAGCCATTTCAGGGTTTGTCGCCATCAAGCCAGCAGCATTGGGAGCATAACCAGCAACAGTGCCACCAGTAGCAAGACCAGTAGTACCACGCTGATATTGACGATTACGCAACTGTGCTAGTTGTTGTTCACGACTTGGGGCTAATAAACCTTGTTGCTGTGCAATATACTGTTCCTGTACTGCTTGTGTGTCTGCAGTTGTGGGCAACGCTTGTGCGCCTAGACTAAACAAACGCTGACGCTGTGCAGCGACTTCAGGAGTCTCGGTATATCCAGCAGATATTAACTGACCTGTAGTTGGGTCTACTTGGAATTGTGACTGACCAAAAGCAGTAGTGATGCCAATAGGTTTAAATGTAGCTTGTTGTTGCGCTCTAGCAGCAGCTTGTGCTACTTGCTGAGCTTGTTGATTGTAAGCGTTTTGAATTGCTTGTCTTTGTTGTGTAGAAAGATACGCATTAACACCTCCACCAAGTAAACCACCTAATCCAGTGTTTCCACCTGCACCACCTGCTCCAGAACCACCACGACTTGTCAATAACGCTCTAAGAGCTTGTGTACCAAACTGTTTAGCATAGTTAGTTAGTGTAGTGCTGTCAAAGCCAAGAGACTGTGCAGCTTGGATGTCAGCACCGGAAGACAGAATAATGTTACCTTGAGCGTCTTGAAAGATGTCTCCAAGTTCGCCGGGGATGATGTTAGGATTACCGCCCATATTAAAGTCTTCACCTGTGCCACCAAACTGTTGTGCATAAGCGTTAAAACCAGTACCGCCCATGTTAAAGTCTTCGCCAGTTCCAGTAAAGCCGCCGTTTGTCAGTTCTCCAGTAAATGGATTGAAATTACCATTACCAGTCATAAAGTCATTTATATTCATATTATTTAGTAATCCTGCTCCTGTATCGACTCCTAAGTTAACACCTTGACCAATTGCTGCATTAGTAGCACCAGACAACAATCCTTGTCCGACATCACCGCCAGAAGCACCAGCGCCAATAGCGCCTGAAACAGCTCCACCAGCAATCTGTCCTGCTGCAGTTGATAATACACCACCTGTGCCAATACCAGCATTCTGAGCCGCTAACATCGCTGTTTGTTGTGAACCGATTTCAGTGCCAAACTCAGCAAGAGTTCCGACATAATCAGCAACACTTACACCAGCGGCAGTCGCTGCTGCAGAGATAGCTGTCATCTTGGCTACATCTTCAATTGGTACACCAGCGGCAATTGCTTTAGTGGCTGTATAGGCTGGGATAGCATACAATGATGTTCCGCCAGTAGCCGGAGCAGCAGCAATAGCTGCAATCTTAACTACAGTGCCTGCTGGGTCTTGCAATGCTGGCTGTAAAACATTCTTATCAATAACTTCACCAGCATCGCCAATGAATCCGCCAACATCTTCTACAGCGCCTAATAGACCACCACCACCTCCATCAGTACCTAGCGCTGATGAAATAGGGTCTGTTATCGCTGATACAAATCCGCCTCCGCCACCCATTATTTAATCTCCAGTGACCATGCAAATGACTTACCATTCTTCTTTACTTCTACAGGTAAGTTCATCTTTTGCATCATTGTTATTAATTTATAATTATCAGTCTCAGACACTAACTTCTTGACACCAGCTTTCTTGGCTGCATCAATACCAACCTTCATTGCACCAAGAAGCATATTAGGAGTGTCTGCTGTATACATATGCACTTCTAATACACCCGGTTCTTTACGAATACCGACAAACACAGTATTGTTGTGTCTAACAACTACTGCTTTATTCTGTTGAATCAGCAAGGCTAAACCTTTTAAGAACTTGTCTTCTTCTTTGGTAAAACCACCACGCTCTAGGTCTTTACGGATAATCTCCGTAGCAGACATCTGTTTGTCGATAATCTGTGCCATGATTAGAATGTCCCGCCATCAACTGAAGCAGCTTCTAACGCACCAGTCACAGTAAGTGTTCCAGCAACAGTTTCGTTACCTGTAACAGCTAATGTCACAGCAGTAAGTGTGCCTGTAAATGTAGGAGATGCTAAATCAGCTTTGCTGTTTACTGCAGTTTGAATCGCAGCAAACTCGGTGTTAATCTCTGTTCCACGAACAATCTTATTTGCATTGCCAGATGGCAAAGAGTCTTTAGCAGCAAAGTCTGTGGCTTTTGTGTAGTTGCTCATAATGTTTTCCCTGATTTAACAAAACAGTCTATTTTCTGAATTGAGACAGCGTTGTCATCAATATCTGTTTCAAATCCTAACTGTAAAACTTTACCTGTTCCGCCGGCATTTAAATTTAAATTAAAGATAATAATACTACCAGAATAGTTATCTATATTATACTGTCCAATGCCATATTCTGCAATACTGGTTGGGTCTACAGTAATTGTAGAGGACTGGTAGGATTTCTTAAAATCAAAATCCCACTTCATGGTTATGTCTTGATTCTGTGCGCCCAAGACTAACATCTCAACTTTCTTTAGTATTTTGGATAAAGTTGGTTGTTGGAAGTCGAAATAGCTGGAATAATATACCATGCGGTAAGAGCTGCCGTTATCGCTGTGTCCACCATACAACCCAATATATCCCGCTTTCCCGATAAGAAATTCTCTGTTTGCAGTTGTGCAGAACGCTGTAGGTGTGATAGTAGTCCAAGTTGTAGTTCTAGCAGACGCATCAGGCAATGCTCCTCTCATATCAAAACAGTAAGCGATGTCGTCTTCTGAAAAAGACAATACATACGCAGCTTCTATGCTTGAGTATCCAGACTTAATGGTTTTTAAATCTGAAGTATTTGTTAAACTATTTAATAAAGTATCTCGAACATTCTTAGAAATATCCCGCATTGGCATGGATTTCTCTTGAATGGTTCGTGTAAAACTTCTAATACCAGTTGCTGATAAAAAGACAACATCAGTGCCTGTGTTCTGTACCGAATCTCTAGCTACACAGCCAATACCATTTACCACATCAGCTAAGACCATACTAGCGGGGTCTTGCGCTGAACTGTACACTACTACACGGTTCTGACAGAATATAATCAAGAAACCATTGTGAGATGCTAATGCGACAATGGGGTCTCCATCGCCAACTACTTCAGCAATATTTAACGAACCAGCAGTTCCTGTTTGGAAGTTCAGTGGGTTAGTTAAATCACTAAAGTAAACAGTTTGTCTATCTCCAGCAATGTCTGCAACCCAGATTCTGCCGTATGCTGCTAATGCACAATTAGGTGTAAAAGTACTGCTTGTGTGTGCAATTGGGTTCACAGGCAATGTTGCTACATCGGCAAGTATCTTAAACACATAAGAACTCGTTACTGAGGAATAACTAAAATACAGTGCTTTGTGGTCTGCTTGAGTAATGATAGCTCTTGCTCTAGCATTTGTCACATCTGGTAAAGATGCTACTTGCCAATGACTGTCGTTAATGGTATAGGTGGCATTGGCAGTATCGCCACTATTGCGCACTAACTTCTGTGTTAATGCACTACCAGTAGACAGAAATAACTTATTGTTACCAGCCGCAAACAATTGATTGTTGTTAGTCGTCGGCGATAGCATCTGTGCAATGGTTTTAACCGCTGCAGTGCTTAAATCAGTATTTGCTGGTAAATATGTTGTCCAGCCTTTTCTAGCACCAATACGACCAAATTTATCGATGATGCAGTTGTTTGCTTCTAATGCAAAACCAGCCTCTAATGAGGTAGGAGCATCCTGAAGATTTAGTCCTGCAAAGCCCGGTGCTGATATAGAAGATGTAACAATTTGCTTGCTCAACTTGGAACCCAGTTAGTATCTTCAATATAACGATTGGACTCAAGGGCAATATAATCAGCCATTAAGTTACGAGCTAAAGCATAGGCTTCTGAAGACTGTAATCCACCGTCTTCGCCACGCTCAACAACTGCTCTAGCATAAGCATTTAGAATTACCACATCAGCAGGAACTTTGATAATGGTATTGTCAGAAGTTAAAGTCGGTTGTGGTAATATTACATTAAATCGAATTGTGTAGGCAGTATCTGGAATCGGAAACAAATCAACTAAGGTGTCACCGTTAGAATCTTGTCCGTTAAAGTTATAGTACTGCGGAGAACCTTTTTGTGGACTTGTAGGCAGAAACTGCTGTGTCATGTACGATATTGGTGCTAATCGTAAAAAAGTATTAGATGTGTCATTAATGACATTTAAGACCTTAAACCGCACACCAGAGCCTGTTAGCACATAACTAAATATATCTGCTGTCGTAACTGCAGTCAATGTCTCAGAAAGAGCATTCCAGCCATAAGCAGCTTCGACAGACGATTTAGCATCATTGACTAATTCGCCTATCATTTTACTGTAGGCTGTTTCATTAACAGTCGATACTTCGTTCTCTCGTAAGCGACGGAGAACGCTATTGACTGCTTGTAAATATGTTGTAGTTGCCATTCTTTAACAATCCCATTTCTTGAGTGCTAATGCTTTTCTTGTTGGTCTACCTTTTTCGTCCTTTATTGGACCTTTAACACCGCCCATCCTTGCACAGAAAGACTTACGCCGTTTGGCTGCTTTAGGGGACTTTGCAGCCGCTTTAGCCGAAACTGGAGGTTTGAGATTAGCTCCTTCAGTTCGCTTGAAATAAGCCCTTCCTTTGGCGTTTAAACCACCTTCAGGATTCTGATATTCCTTCTTAGGCATTATTTCTTCTTTTTAGCTGTTTTAGCTGACTCTATAAAGGCTTTAGCGGTAGGAGCGCCTTTGCTGCCTACTTTTCTCATTTTCTCGCCTGAGCCAGCAGCAATACGCTTACGCTTTTGGGCGATGTTGTAATACAAGCCCTTCTTAGTAGCCACGCATAGCTCCCATTTTCTTCATAGGTTTAGCCTTTGGGGCAGTGCTTACTTTAGCACCAGTCTTCTTAGCGTATGTCTTTGCTTCTTTCTTACCTTTAGCAGTGTAAGGGAACTTCTTTTCTCCGACCATTGGCATATTATTTCCTTTTCTTTGGTTTAGCTACTTTAGCGGTTGATAATGCGATTGCTACAGCCTGACGCTGTG